GTGATGGTGGCTTACGACTTTTCTTCTGGAAAGGTTTGGTTTGGAAAAAACGGAACTTGGAATACTGGAGATCCATCGGCTGGGACCAATCCAGCATATACGGTATCTGGACAGACTGTATTGCTTCCGTTTTTTAATGGAGAATCCAGCGGAACGGCTATTGTTAACTTCGGCCAGCGTCCCTTCTCCTACACGCCGCCTTCCGGCTTCAAGGCTCTGAACACGCAGAACGTCACCAGCACAGTCGTAACGGTCAGCGGTTCCTTCACCGGCAATGCCGCCGCTGACGGCCCATTCATCTGGACCAATGGCAACCCCGCCACGCTGACGATCAACGGCAATGGCGTGACGTTTGGGACGGATGCCGACAAGACTGCCGGCGGTTTCAAGCTGCGGACATCCTCGGCCAGCTACAACGCGAGCGGGTCCAACTCCTGGACGGCGACCGCTGGAAAGCGGTTCGTGCAAGTCAAAAAGCCCAACAACGCGCAGGTGAATCCATGATTGGCTGGGCCTTGTATGCGGCATGGTGCGCGTTTTGCTGGCGGCTGCGCGGCGGGATGATCAGCCAGATCACGCTCCAGCGGTTCGGCTTCTCGCTCTCGACGGGCGAGACAAGGGTATCCTGCGCTATCCTGATGGCCCTGCCGCTATCAATTTCCGATCCGTGGCTGCTGTCGGTCGCTCCTGCGGCCTTCGCCGCCATGACCCTCGGTTACTTCGACAGGTCGATGGGGCTCGAGGAACCGGGCCGCGACCATGCGTTCCTCGCGCTCTGGGGCGTTGTGGTGGTGGCGATCATGCTGGTGCCGCTGGCGATCCTGCATCGCTCTCCGTTGATGCTGGCCTTCTCGGCTCCCGGCCTGCTGGTCGCCGCGGCCTACGACATCAACAAGCGGTTCGGTGGTCGCTGGACCGAGCGCGCCGAGTGGATGACGGGCGCGATCTTCGGAGGCATCCTGTGGGCAGCGGCATCGTGAACGATGTCGGACCTGGACGACGAGAAATGGCGGGTCGGAGCGACATGGCCCAACTCCGAAACGCGGCGCGTCTCGCCGCCTGTCGCCTCGCACACCCTGCCTGACCCGATCGCGCCGCCGAGGAGGACTGACGTGCAAGAACAAGCCCTGCTGGATCACGCGCAGCAGATCGGCGCGCTGAAGTCCGAGGTCGCTCACATGACCGACCGCATCGAGGACATGGACAAGAAGCTCGACCAGATCATCGCGGCGGCGAATATGGGTAAGGGCGCGTGGCTCGCGGCGGTGAAGGCCGGCGGCATCATCGCGACGCTCGGGGCCGGCGCGGCGTGGCTCTGGGGCCACCTTCAGACCTTCATGCACCGCTGAGGAGACCGACATGGCACCCCTGCTCGCCGCCCTGCTGCCGATCTTCGGGTCGGTCATCGACAAGGTCATCCCCGACAAGGCCGCCGCCGAGAAGGCGAAGCTGGAGGCGCAGGCGCAGCTCGTCGCCGCCGCCACCCAGGGCGCGCTCGCGCAGATCGAGGTCAACAAGGTCGAGGCCGCGCACCAGAGCGTGTTCGTCGCGGGATGGCGACCGGCCATCGGCTGGGTTTGCGCGGCTGCGCTGGCCTACAGTTACATGCTAGTCCCGCTCGTCGGCTTCACGCTCGCCCTGCTCGGGCAGCCGGTGCCGCGCTGGCCGGTGCTGGACAATAACCTCTGGGAACTGATGTTCGGCATGCTCGGCATGGGCGCCCTTCGCAGCTGGGACAAGGCGCAGGAGCGCAAGGGTGGCGGCTGAGAACTGGGGCGAGGCCTTCCGCGCGCTGCTGCGCCACGAAGGCGGCTTCGTCAACCACCCGAAAGATCCCGGCGGCATGACCAACCTGGGCGTGACCAAGCGCGTCTGGGAGGAATGGACCAGCCATCCCGTGAACGAGGCCGACATGCGCGGCCTGACGCCGGGCATGGTCGAGCCGCTCTATCGCGAGCGGTACTGGCGCAAGGTTCGCGGCGACGAGTTGCCGGCGGGCGTGGATCTTGCGGTGTTCGACTGCGCCGTCAACAGCGGGCCGGGGCGCGCCGCGATGCTCCTGCAGCAAGCCATCGGCGTCTGGCCGGATGGCGTGATCGGGCCGAAGACGATGGCGGCGATCAAGGCGACGGATGCGAAGGCGACCGTGGATCGGTTCTGCGACCTGCGGCTGGCGTTCCTGCGCGGGTTGCCGACATGGCCGACGTTCGGGAAGGGCTGGGAGCGGCGCGTCGAGGATGTGCGGCGGCAGGCGAAGGAGATGGTGGGCTGACGCGCGGTCGCTACTCGCAAGAGTAGATCTGCTCCGACCGCCGCAGCGGCAGCCATCGCGGCACGGTCGTGAATGACTTGTCGCGGAACAGGACGCGGTTGGTTGGCTGGATGGTCAGGCGACCGCCATCGGTTCGCAAGAACATGAACTCCTTCGCTTGCGCCGGAGCGTGCGTGTACGCGTCCCCGACAGGGATGGCCGTGAACAGGTATTCCGCGCCCAGCTCGGCGTCTGCCGCGCGCACGATCGCGCCGAGGCCGTCGAGGTAGTCGTAGGTGTGGAGCGAGAACTGCGAACTGTAGCAGTTCCATTGCTGCGCGTCCTTGATCGTCCACGGATCGGGATCGCTGCAGAAAGCCAGCGCGTGAGGCGGGAGGTCTCGGTAGACCGCGCCGCACTCAAGCAGCACCGTGCAGCCCCATGCTCGACCAGGATGGCTGTGCAGACCAAACCAGACCGCAGGGAACCATTCGTCGGCGCCGAAGCCGATGAAGGCACCGCAGACCGAAACGTATTGATGGCGTGGCAGGCTGCCGCTGGCGGTGAAGAGCGTCATGGCAGCGACATCGTGATCGTGATGGCCCACAGGGCGATGTAGGACGCGACCGCGACGACGGCGGCGATGGTGTGGAGGGTCATGGCTTGGCCTCCTCTGCGTTAGCTTTTGGGACTAGCTTGATGTTTGCTCCGTCCGGGAAGATTGCGTGGAGGGCTGCCTCCAGCACCTCGACGCGGGCGCGCAACTTGTCCGCCTCTACGCGCGCGTTGGTGGCGTCGCGGGCGTAGAAGTCAGCGAGGTGACGATGCTCAAGGAGGCTCCGGACCTCCGCTCGCAGCTTCTTGTTCTCTGCGCGGAGGCGAGCGATCTCCCGGCACGCCCATCCCTCCGTCTCGCTCTTCGGGATGTTCGGGTCCATCACCAGCTTCTCCAGCGTCTCTGATCCGGTCGGCTGATACGCGCGGTACTTGTCGTCGCTCATCGCCCATCCTCCATTTCCACGACCGCCATCCCGGCGGCCTCGATTGCGTTGACCACCCGAACCAGGAACGCCAGCCGATGCTGATCGACCGGGCAGTCTGGGTCGGGCGCGTACTGGTAGAGCTCGCGGAACGCGCGGCGCGCGGCGAAGGCGGGGGTCATGCTGCCGACCTCCACGCATGCTCGGTCCATTGCTCGGCCATCGCCGCAGCGATGCCGGGATAGAAGCGCGAGCGTTCCTTCCAGCGCGTCGGGCTCGGCGGCATCCGGTGGACGCGCTGCTCGCGGCCCGCGACGACGTTGGTCGGCCGCAGCGGCGGGAGGTTCCGCAGCCACAGGCATGTGCGTTTCGACTCTGGATGGCCGAACTGCCAGGGCTGCACCGATTGCGCCGGCTCCGCGTAGTTCTCGATCAGCCGCTTGGCATGTCCGTGCATCACCGGGTTCTCGACCGCAACGCGCGGGATCGGCGCGTTCCAGAACGCGCTGAACAGCGCCGCGCCCTCGCGCAGCTCGAGCTCCATCTGCCCGGCGGTCTTGCCGGGCGGCGGCGTGTGCAACCACCTGACGCCGCTGTTGCACAGGCGGGTGCATGGCGGATGCGCCACCATCAGCAGATCCCAGCCGTCATGCAGCAGGTCGCGCGCGTCGCCACGGATGTGGCGGTTGCTGCCGTCCTCGCTCGGCAGCAGGTCGCATGACCAGGCGTCGCAACCGCGCGCAAGGAAGGCGCGGCGCACGACGCCCGAATATTCGCAGGCCACAAGGACGCGCAGCGGGGTCATCGCAACCCCGCCAGCGCAATCACCACCGCGCCCGTCACGACGCCAATCATGGCGAAGGCGAACCAGTAGACCGCCGTTCCCTGCCACCGCCTGTCATCCTCCATCCAAGCCAGCGCATCCCTGCTAGCCTGAACGCGGCGCTCCTGCTCGTCGGTCATTTCCATTTCCTCCTTTTGCCTGCCTCACCGAACCGTGCCGTGCCGTGCCCTGCTTCGCCATGCCCTGCCTGCTGCGCCACACCGAGCCTTGTCGCGCCATGCCACGCCACGCCTGCCTTGCGCCGCCGCGCCGTGCCCGACCGTGCCCTGCCTGCCTTGCCCCGCCGCGCCTTGCCGGGCCGCGCTCCGCCTAGCCTGCCTTGCCTCGTCGTACCCCGCCCAGCCTCGCCGTGCCGTGCCTGCCTTGCCGCGCCGTGCCGTGTCATACCCGGCCGCGTCCGGCCATGCCACGCCTGCCATGCCTCGCCCCGCCTGGCCTTGCCTGGCCGAGCCGTGCCTCGCCTGCCATGCCCCACCACACCAAGCCCAACCACGCCTTGCCTTACCCGGCGCGCTTCTTGCGCTCGTTGCGCGCAAGAAACCTGTCGATGCTCGCGCGCAGCTCGTCGCTGGCGTCAAGCGCGTCGGCGTAGCGCAACAGCCGCGCCTGGACGCTTCGCAGGTCGGTCAGCAGATGCGCGATGACCGCCCGCGTCGCTTCCGGCGACGACTGCACCACCGAGACCGCGACGTACTCGCGCGATCCCCGATCCACGTTGAGATAGGCGCGCACAGGCTGCTCGTTCGGCTTGTGCGGCTCCAGATGAACGACCACGCGGCGGATCAGCCCGCGGGCTTGGAGCAGCCGATACTTTTCGGCAGCTTCGGCGTCGTTCCAATCGAACATCGAGTGCAGCGACGAATTGGGGCTGCGCGCCCGATCCACGACGGCTTCCGGCGTGAGCTTGTCGCCAAGCTCGCGCGCCATTTCCTCCAGTTCGCGCTCCCAGCGGGACATCACGACACCACCTCGAAGGTGCCCCAGCCGAGCCCGTAGCTCTCGCGGCTGAACGGACGCCCCTCTCCGACGCCGATCTGCATTCCGGCGCGGGCCAGCAGGTTGGACACATCTCCGACCCTGAACTGGTCGCCGTCCCAGCGCACTCGCAGCGTGGCGCTCCAGCGCCGGAACATCGGCCTGGAGCGCAAATCGGTCACGCCCGTCTGGTTTCGCGTCGCAGCGACGTGCTGCTCGTAGTCGCCGATGATCCGCACCAACGGCTGTCCGCTGACGAGGTCGAGTCCGTCCGCTTCGACGAAGACGGACATCTTCGCCATCGTCATCTTGAAGCCGACTAGGCGGCAGGCATCGATCATCGCCGCGCGCCATGCCGAAGCCGGGAAGCCGATGGTGCCATCCTCCAGGCGGTGCAACGCCGCCTCGCAGTCAGCCGCGAAGTCGCGCGCCTCGCGCTCCTTCTTCGATTTCGCCGTCGATCCGGCCTCGTGCTTCTCGCGCATCTTCTGGCGCGCCTTCTCGGAGAAGGCGGCCATGACCAGCGGCGCGGTGCCGACGATCTCGAACTGCGCGCGCTCGAACTTCGGCGCGGCGATGGTGACGATCTCTTGCTTCGTGAACGCGTTCATCTGAACCTCCCTTTTCAACCAGCCAGATCCGCCACCCGGCGGCGGCTCTCCTCCATGATGCGCTCATGCGCGTTGGGCGACGCGACCCAGATGTCTTCGAGGTTACCGCGCTGGGCCAGCATGATCTTGTCGATGTCCTTGACGCTCGCCGCCTTGCGGATCGCCGCGACGATGGCGCGGGCGCGCTCGGCCAGCTCGGGCGTGAGGGTTGCGCCGGTCGGGGCCTCTGGTGAGGAGGCTGCGGCGGGGGAAGGCTCCGCATCCGACGCGGCCGGCGCGTTGTTGTCGGCCTCTTGTTCCACGTTGTCGAGCAGGGCGTCCATCGCGGCGCTGACGGCGGCGAGGGGGGTGGAGGGCGGGGTGATGTCGATGGCGCTGGCCGGGCCGCGCGCCTGGACGACGTCGATCTCCTCCGCGACCGGCAGGCCCATCATGACCTCGGGCGCGAAGAGGCGGATGAGCATCGTGGCGCTGCGGTAGCGCAGCATCTGGTCGGGCATCGTCCGGTACTTCGGGTTCTTCGTCCAGCCCTCGGCCTCGGCCATCGCCATCGACGCGGTGGCCTCGACCGGCTCGCCGCTATCGGCCAGCGTGGCGAAGGCGGTGACGCGCAGGTTCTTGCCCTCGCCAACGACGTGCCAGTTGATGCGACGCGCGAACACGCCCGAGCGGTTGGCCTTGGCGATCATGTACGTGGCCGACCAGCCCGCGCGCCCGCTGACGAAGTAGATGTTCTGCAGGACGACCAGCGGCTCCTCGCGCGTCCGCTTGGCGATCGCGTAGGCGATGAGGCAGTCGGCCATCTTGCCGCGCAGGTGCGGCGGGACGAGTTCGCTGGCGGCGAACATCTTCGCGACGCGCTGCGAATGCTCGAAGTGCGCGGGCGCGAGCGGATCGAAGTCCGACACGGCGGCGGGCAGGTTCACGACGTTGGTGGCGATCTCGTTGGTCATTGCGCGTATCCCTTCTGAATGCTGGTTGCGATCTCGTTGGCGGCCCATTGCGGCAGGCCGATTTCGACAACACCATCGGTGTAGCCCGGCCAGCTATCATCCGCAACGCTTTTCGCGAAGCGGCGCAGGATCTGGCGCAGCTGCTGGTCGGCGGCGCTCGCGGCGTCGGCGGACAGGGCGGCGACGTAGCCGATGAAGGGCTCGTCGTTGCCGACCACCATGAACGCATGGGTCGGGCGCTGGATGCCGAGCGTCGAGGCGACCAACCGGAACATCGCATCACCAAGGTCATAGCGAAGGTTGGCTGCCGTGCGACGCCAGGCGTTGGGCGCGGGGCTCGCGGTGGTCTTCAGGTTCACCGCCAGCCCGGCGCGCGCGATGTAGAGGTCGGGGCGGCACAGCAGCGTGAGCCCGGTCTCCTCGTCCTTCGCGACCATCGTGACCTCGGCGCGACCGCCGGCCTCAAGGAGGCGGCGAGCATCGGCGTTACGCATGAGGCCATCGCGCATGCCGACGATCCGCATGTGGTCGCTGAAGCTGACGATCTGTCGGTCGCCCTGCGCCTCGCGCCACGCCTTGCCCTCGCGCGTCGCGAAGGACAGGCCGTCCGGCTTGACCGCAAACCGCTGGTGGAAGGCCTCGGCGCCCTCCAAGATGTAGCAGTGCGCGGCGGTCCCCAGCGCCATCGACGCGCTCGGCTCGCGGTGCACCCTGGCCGGGTTGCCGCGCCAGAACGCGTGAGCGTGGGCCGGGCATTCGGTCTCGTATGCGACGAGGTCCGATCCGCTGACCGCCGGGGCCGCGAAAGCCTCGGCGCTCAGGTACGCCTCAAACGAGACGTCGTTGTGGATGCCCTCAGCGATCATTGGTGACCTCCATCTTCATCTGCCTGTGGACCCAGCCGCGCAGAGCCGCGAGGCGGGACTGCTTCTTGCCGCGCGGGGCGTGAGCCGCGCGCTTGATCATGCTGCGGTAGACGCGCAACAGCCTGCGCTTTTCGGTGGTCATCGGCAGCCCTCCAGCGCCGCGAGCTGGCGCTCCAGCTCCGCGATCCGCTGATGCGCGAGCAGGTATCCGATGCTGTCGGGGTTGAGGTCGCGGGCCAGCTCGACCCGCAGGGCGATGCGAGCGCGCAGGACGCCGGGCGTCTGCGGGATCGCGAGGGCGGCGGGGAGCGGCTTCATGCCAGCACCATGATCGCGGCCAGGACGAGGCCCATGAGGGCCTGCAGCCAGAGGGGGCTCATCGGTCACCTCGCAGCCAATCGGGGTAGTCGCCGTCGAAGGGCTCGGCGGGCGTCGCGTCGTCGCGGATGAAGCGCTCGGTCGGGATCGTCAGGCGCTCGGCCAGCAGCTCGGCCTCGTAGAGTACGCCGCGCAACTCGCTCTCGGAGATGGCGCGGCAGTTGTAGTGCCTCTCGTTGATCTCCTCGACCTCCTTGGCGACCGCGTTCAGGATCTCCCAGACCTGGTCGCAGGTGCGGCGGCGCAGCAGCGCGAGTTCGTCGAGGCTGCGCTGGGCGTCATCGATGCCCATGATCTTGGTCATGTTCACTCCTCCAGCGCGGCCTGAAGCGCGTCGCGCGCCTCGAAAGTGAACTCGCCGATCAGCGTGTCGGCGTTGAGCAGGGCGTCGCGCCAGTTGCGCTTGGCCTGCGCGTCCTGCGCGTCGGTGAAGCCCGAGGGCTCCTGCCACTCGGCCTCGGTGACCTCGCGCAGCTCCTCCAGCGCAGCGACGATCTTGTTCATCGCCTGCGTCTCGGCGCGCTTGAGACGGCGCAGGCTCGCCTCGATGAAGTCGTAGTAGTCGCGCGTGTGCGCGTAGCTCTCGCCGTGATCGTTCTCGTCGCGAAGCATTTGTCTTCCTCCTGGTTTCTGCCCGGCACCACCCGGGCAAGGCGAAACATACACCATCGCTTTACCCGCGCAAGCGCTTTCCGCGAAATTGTGTGCTTGACCTCTACACCGAGAGTGTAGTAGCCGTCGAGACATGACCCTGACCGACTTCATCGCCGCTCTCGGCGGCACCTACGCCACCGCCCGCGCGTTTTCCACGACGCCGCAGGCCATCTCCAACTGGAAACGCCGGCAGCGGCTGCCCGCCGCCCGGCAGCTCGAAGCCTTCCGCATCGCGCGCGCCAAGCGCCTCGCGTTCGACCCGGTCGCCGCGACGCGCCGCGAGGCCCGGCGATGAAGCGCGACACCGCGATCGAGCGCGTGTCCAACGCGCTGCGTGCCGAGGGCGGACGCGCCTCGACGCAGCGGCTGTGCGAAGTGCTGCCCGGAATGGATAGGGGGTTGGTGTTGATGGCCCTCGCGCATTTGAAGCGCCGCGAGCTGGTAGACAGCGACTACGCTCCGCGCAAGCAGCCGCCGTGCGGCTGGACCTACTGGTTCACGCCCGCGAAGAAGGTGCATCGCGGCTCGCGGTTCAAGGCGGCGGTGTCGAACGGCTACACCCGGCTCGTCGTCGAGTACCTCGACGCGGCTGGCGGCGAGGCGCCGATCGACGCATGGCTCGCGTGGAGCGCGCAGATCACGCATAGGGTGCGGCTGCACTCGGGCGTCCACAGCCTGCGGCGGCGCGGGCTAATCGAGGTCGGCAAGGCGCACGTTCGGCTGACCGAAGCGGGCCGACAGGCTCTCGCGCTCGGACGCACCGTCGCTCCCATAGCGCCGACCATCGCGGACTTCGAGGACATCGCCGAGCCCGAGACGCGCTCGACCGATCCCGAGGCCTGCGTCGCGCGCGCCGAGAAGCTCTGGCCGAAGCTGATGCGCGGCCGCAGGTACGAGGACATCCCGGCGCATCTCATTCGCCCGCAGCGCGTGCTGCGATGGACGCCGCCGCTGCAAGAGCGGTCGATGACCGGGTCGAGCGGGGCGATGCTGGCGGAAACACGGGATGCGACGGGAGGGACGCCGTGAGGCGGACATGGCGCGGCGTCATCCTGGGCGAGCCTGCCAGCAAGGCCAACAGCCGCCGCATCGTGCGGTTTGGGTCGAAGCTGCGAGTGATCAAGTCGGAGAAGGGCCTCGCGTACATCGAGGCGGTTGCGCGGCAAGTTCCCGAGCTGCCAGCGCAGGACCAGCTGCTCGAGCCGATCCGCATGACGGCGCACATCTACTACGCCTCGCGGCGACCGGACCTTGACCCGTCGCTGATCCTCGACGCGCTGCAGGGCCGCGTCTACCGCAACGACCGCGCGGTGAGAGAAATGCACCTGTATCACCACCTCGACCGGGACAATCCCCGCGCCGAGATCCTTCTGGAGGAGATGACCGATGACGAATGACGACCTGACCCGCTACGCCGAGCGCCTCACGCGCCTGCTCGACGCCGCCGACGAAGCGCGCGCGGACCTCAAGGAGCTGAAGATCGAGATCAAGTCGGCGGGCTATGACCCGGCGGCGCTCACGCGCGTCGTGCAGCTGAGGCGCGACGAGCGCAAGCGGGCGCGCGAGCAGGAGCGGCTGCAGGCGGTGACGCTCTACGCCCACAGGCTGGGCGTCCAGCTCGACCTCGGGATCTGACAGGACAGGCCAGGCCCTCCCTTGCCGTGGCCGGCGGGCCGCGGAACCTAAAAGCGATCCAGCGGGTTCTGCCCGTCAACCGGTCCCTGGCCGGTGCGTTTGCTGGATGGATCGCTCCCGCCACCAACCCGAACGGAGGAAGCAATGGTTCTCGCATGGCAGGATTTCGTCGTGATCGGCACCATCGTTTGGGCGCTGCTGGACGGCAGGCGATAGCCGGGCTAGAAATGACGCGCCCCGGCCTGCGGAAACAGACCGGGGCGCAACGGACTGCCACAACCAGTCCGGCCACGATGGCGCGCCGAACCTATCGCGCGCGACGGGCCGGATCAACGTCGAAAGGGCGCTGATGGACCCGCTCGTACCAGCCGAAGTCGATCTTCGGAATTTCCACTACATGCCGCTCGACGTCGTGCGACTGCGCGACAGCGACCTCGCGGGCGTCGAGGACGCCGAGGTGTTCCGGGCTGCCGTCCTGGCGTGGTGCGCGGCTTGGCACCAAGTCCCCGCCGCCTCCCTGCCAGACGACGACGCGATCCTCGCCCGCCTGACCGGGTACGGGCGCGATCTTGCGACCTGGAAGCGGGTCCGCGAGGGCGGCGCGCTGCGCGGCTTTGTGCGGTGCAGCGATGGTCGATTGTATCACCGCGTCGTGGCCGAGAAGGCCTTGGAGGCATGGGAGAAAAAGGCCCGGCAATCGGAGCGCACCAAGCGCGCCACGGACGCCGCTGCGGAGCGCGCACGGATCCGTCGCGAATCCGTTACGGATTCCGTCGAGGCGTCCGTTACGGACTCCAAGGGAGAGGAGAGGAGAGGAGACGAGAGTAAGGGAACCTCTACCAACGGAAACGATAGAGACAGTTCTGGATCCTTAGGAGCGCGCGCTTCGCCGCGCGCCGACCGAGGCACGCGCCTCCGCGACGACTGGTCGCCCTCGGAGGAGGACCGGGCCTTCGCCGGCGCCCTCGGCGTCGCGGTCGAGCGCGAGGCGGCGTCGTTCAGGGATTACTGGCATAGCAAGCCCGGCGCGGACGGGCGGAAGGTCAATTGGAGCGCGACCTGGAGGAACTGGGTGCGCCGCAGCAGCGAACGGAGGACGACGAATGGCACAGGATCTCGCACGGGCAACGGCTTTCTCGCAGTCGCTCGGGAACTGGCTGCAGAAAGCCGAGACCGAGACGCCGGGCTCGCAGCTTTCGATCCCTCCGAGCGTCCGGGCCGAGGCTGAACGCGCCTTGCAGGCCGTCGAGGACGCGCTGCAGCCCGCTCCGCAGGCGACGGTCGAGCGGTGGCTCGGCGCGCTCGGGACGCTCGTCGCGGGCCAGCTTAGCGCCGAGGACGCCCGGACGCGGATCGCGGCCTACGCGGCGATGCTGAATTACCCGCGCCATGCCTACACCCGGTCGAGCCTCGACGCGGCCGCGCGCAGCTGCAAGTGGTTTCCCTCGTATGCCGAGGTCTGCCAGCTCCTTGATGCCGAGGTCGCGGCCGCGCATCGGCAGCGGCACCTCCTGCGGCGGGCGATCGCGGCGCCGGTCGAGGGCGACAGGCCGGTGGGGCGGTACTCGGCCATGACCGACGCGCAGAAGGCCGAGTTCGACGCCGCGATGGCGAAGTTCAGGTCGAGGTTCGCCTCGGATGCCTCCAGAAGCGCCGAGGATGGTTCAGGAACGCCGGAAGCCCGCTGACCCTACGCAGGGTAGCGGGCGACCGGCTAGCGCCGTTCCTGAACGATCCTAGGGCGTTTCTGGCCTGAGGTGTTTCGGCAGGCGGCGGTAAGCGGTTCGGACGGCGTCGGACCATTCGGCTTCCGAAAGGTCGTCCGTATTGGTGACGCCTCGCCGCAGCAGGACGTCGCGGAGCGCGACTGCGTCAAGGAGGGAGGCCTCGCCCATGGCGGCGCGCAACGGTGCGAGGTTCATGTTGATGGAGACGCGCATCACGCGCGGCTCCGGTCGGCCTCGGCGTCGATGCCGGCGTCGATGGCGATCTCCTCGGCGGTGAGGTCGGTGTCCTGCCTCAGCGTGCGTTCCTGCGCCATCGCGAGGAGCATCGGCAGGCGCGCCGTGAGCTCGGCGACGTGCTCGTCGTTGCGCCCCTCCAAGGCGAGGGCGTTGCGGATGTACCGCAGG